AGCTCCAGCTCAATGCGCTGGTCAGTGCCGCGGCTCATTTTCTCAAGTGCCGAGCCAAACGCATTGACCGCGCGGATGGCTTCCCGCTGCGGGAAGTCCCTACGCTGGGTGTAGGCGGCCTCCTCCTCTGGCGAGATGCCGGTCAGAAGTGACGTGCCGCCCGGCAGCGCGCAGAGCATCAGATTGCGGTAATGCCCGGCGAGCTCCATGCAGAGGCGGCGCATATCGACGCTCTGCTGGCGCAGCTCGGCGATTTTTTCCAGTGCAGTGACGGAGTCCCCTGCCGCGATGGCGTCGCTGATCTCAAACAGGTAGCCCCTGTCCGTGACACCGGCCATACGGCGGACGAGCGCCTCGTCCACGTGGTTGTCGACACCGGCGCAGGTGTCCAGAATGGACAGCGCGTCACGCATGGCACCGTCGGCCAGACGGCCAATCAACTGTGCGGCGTTCTCGTCCAGCTCGATCTTCTCCTGCCCGGCCACGTAGAGCAGCCGCCCGGCAATGTCATCCGCTGTGATGCGGGTGAAGTCATACCGCTGGCAGCGGCTCAAAATCGTGACGGGAACCTTCTGCACCTCGGTGGTGGCTAAGATAAAGATGACGTGCTCGGGCGGTTCCTCCATCGTTTTGAGCAGCGCGTTGAACGCCGCGGTGGAGAGCATGTGCACCTCGTCGATAATGTAGACCTTGTACTTGCAGACTGACGGCAGATAGGCCACCTCGTCGCGCAGGTCGCGGATGTCGTCAACGCCGTTGTTCGACGCGGCATCCATCTCGATGATGTCCATGACGGAGCCGGAGTCAATGCCCTTACAAATTTCACACTCGCCGCAGGGGTCGGGGCTGGAGGTGTCCAGACAGTTGACCGCCTTGGCAAAAATTTTGGCGCAGGTCGTCTTGCCGGTGCCGCGGGTGCCGGTGAACAGATACGCATGGCCGATGCGCCCGGCAGAAATCTGGTTCTGCAGGGCCGTGACGATGGCCGTCTGGCCAACCACGTCCGCAAATCGCTGGGGACGCCATTTTCGATACAGGGCACGGTACATCGGCTCACCTCCTGCAAAGCTACAAAAAACAGCGGGCAGAGCACGCGGCTGCGCTGCTTTGCGTACAGATGCAGGCTTGACCGCGGCACTGGGCAAGCACCGCTTAATGCTGCTCGGTTCCCCGCCTGACATGGTTCACAGGCTGCCCACGCGCGGGACCTGCATCTGTACGCGAAACAGCGCAATTCAGCCCTGTCCGCTTTTAGTATTATACAATAAATTTGGAATAAATGCAAGCGTTATCTTATATTTCGGGCATCTCGAAAAATTCAATAGTCAAATGCAACAACTTTTTGCTTATATTTTTGTACATTTTATCGCACCACAACAAAGCCGTCAACATTCACTCTTTTGTTAGCAGCTTGTTATAACCCCTATTCTATTGCACCGGCTATACCACATCACGCCTTTTTCAACGATTTATCTATATTTTGCTCTCTTTATCTACCCATCATGCCGCAATGCCCAGTTCCCGCAGACACTCCCTAAATACGATCTCGCTTGACTTGTACCCCAATATCTTCCGTGGATAATTATTTATCCAGTTTTCGGCCTGCGTGATCTGCGCGTTCGTCACCGCCGCAAAGTTCGTTCCCTTGGGAAACCGCCGCCGAATCATGCCGTTGGTATTCTCGTTGGTGCCTCGCTCCCAAGAGGAATACGGGTGGCAGAAATACACTTTCGTCCGGGGCAGGTGCTTGTTGATGCAAGAGCGTTCCAGCTCCTCCGCCGCCGCAAACTCGGTGCCGTTGTCAAAGGTAATGCTTTTGAAGATTGCCCTAAACCGCCGGGCACCAAGTTTCCGTTCCAGTGCGTCCAGTGCCTTGACCACCGTTTCAGCCTTGCGGTTTGGTATCGCTATAATGATTTCTTTCCGGGTCTTGCGCTCGGTCAGGGTCAGTAGGGCGCGGGTGGTCTTGCGCTTTCCCTTGCCGCTGTACACAGTGTCGCCCTCCCAATGGCCGAACTCCTCCCGCTCGTCGATCTCCTCCGGGCGCTGTTCAATGCTTTCGCCCGCCGGGGCGCGGCTGGCGCTTTTGTTCTTCTTCACTTTCTTATATTTGTGTTTCTTCTTTCCGTGCCGTGGCAGCTCCTCTTGCGTCAGGTTCAAAAACAGGCCCTTGGCAATGTACTTGTAGATCGTCGGCACCGACAGACTGGTTTTGAACTTCTTCCCCTCAATCATGGCAAACCCCAGCACCGCCGCCGGGCTACAATCTTTGTCTAAAATCGTGGTTTCAATTTATGGTATCGGATTCCCCAGCTTTCCTTGCCAACGCCCCAACCCACGATCTCAACCTCAAAGCGGTCATCCTGCACATCCACACCGGCGGTAAGCACAAGCACTTCTTCGGGCACCACCGCGTCGTAAATCTCGCGGCGGTTGAACAGTTCGGTGTCCTCCACCTGTTCGCCCCGTTCCTCCCAAGTTTCACCCAGTTCGGTATTTACCCAAACCTTCATGCCCTCCGGGTTTCCTTGGTCAAGCTGTTCTTTCGCCACTATGAATTTCTGCACGATCTCTTTCCATCCGCAAAAGGTGGAGGCAAGCGTGTTCAGGTGGAACCCCCGCGTTTCTGCGCCGGGGTTTTCCGCCACAAAGCGGCCCTGCTGGCTCTGCTGTTTCCAGCGGTATTCGTTCGCCACGCACCCGCAGCGTTCGCATTTGTAAACGATCTCTTTTTGCAAATCGTCCGGGTCAAAGATCAGGTTTGCCCACACAAAGGGCTGGTAATGCCCACACTCCGGGCACGGCACATTCCATTCCTCGCGGGTGGATTGGTTGTACTCGGTTTCAATGCGGCTGTGCCCCTTGATAACCGGGGTCGATACCATAACCGTTTTCTTATCCCAAAATGTTGTTTGGCGCTTTTGGGCAAGGCTCAACGGGTCGCCCTCGGTTCCGGCGCTGCCGGGGTAGCGGTCTACCTCGTCGGCCAGCAGCACTTTAATAGGGCGGCTGGCAAGGCCGGTGGCGCTGTTCGCGCCCACTATGGTGATGTGCCCGCCGGGGAAATTCTTTTTCAAGATCGTGTTCCCGGCGTATCGGCTTTTCACATCCACCAGCCCGCGCAGCACCGGCGTGTCGCGTATCATCGGGGCCAAGCGGTCTTTGCTGAATGTCTGCCCCATGTCCAAGGTCGGCTGCATAACCAAGATGGGCGCGGGGGCATAGGCCATAAAATAGCCAAGGATGTTCAGCAGCAGTTCGGTCTTACCCAACTGCGCCGCGCACATGATAACTACCCGCCGTATGTGCGCATCACCTATGGCGTCCATGATTTCCCGCTGGTACGGTGCCTTGTCGGTGTGCCACCGCCCCGGCTCGGCGCTGCTCTCCGCGCTCAACATACGGTAGCGGTCAGCCCATTGGGATAGTGTCAGCTCCGGGGGCGGTTTCAGCGTTGCCACACACCGCGCCAGCATTTCCATTGTCGCCTGCGGTATTTCCAGCAGCTTTTGCTTTTTTGCTACCCCACAGTCTGTCGTACTCCTTTCGCCTGCAATCCGGGAAAAAGCACAGACCTTTTTCGTCGCCTGTCCAAATTCTCCACACGCACCCCTCGCAGGGGTCTTTATTTTTCTTCTGTCCTTTCATCGGCAGTGTCCTCCACAGCAAAGGCCACGCGGTAGTCGCTCAATTCTTCCAGCGTTTCGTCGATAGCCTTTTTCATTTCGTCAAAAATAGCGGCTTGGTTTCCGTCCATAGCCGCCAGCGTAGGCGATAGCTTGGCAGGCATAGCCAAAAACCGGCTGCGGATATTCAGGCACATGGTCTGTATGCCTTTCTCAATATCCTGCGTACTGTGCAAATCGCCCCGGCGCAGGTCGTTGTCCATTTCCGCTGCTTTCCGCTTTTCGGCGGTCAGCTTCATGCGCTCGGTGTTCAGACTTTCTTTTCCCGCTCCGCCCAAATACTTGATGTACCTGGCCACGGTGGGTTGCAGCTCATACAGCCCCGGTCTTGCCTCCACAATCACGCCCTCGTCGCGTAACTGCCGCACCCGGCGTTCGGTCAGGCATAACCACTGGGCAATAACCTTGCTGGTGTACAGTGTCATTCCTCCGTGTCCTCCTCCAAAGGCGCGTCAAGATCATCTGCCGCCGTCCCGTCGGGATCGGGCACATCCACCGCGCCGGTGGCTCTCATGCGCAAAATTTCAAGCCGCTGCTTTTCCAGCGCCATGCGCCTGTCGCTCTCCTCCAAGGCCCGCAGGCTGTCCGCAATCTTGGCAATGCGGCCCTGCACCTTGTATAGCGCTTCCTGCAATTTCAGCACCCGGCTAAAGGCGCTGTCCTTGCTGTACATACCCATGGTTTGGTTGGCACCGTCTTTTTTGTCCTTGCCCCGCCCGCCGGGGGTGCGCATATCCAAAAGGCTGCTCACAAACAGCGCGTCCTCCGGCTGGCCCTCATACTCGGCAATTTTTGCCAGTATCTTGTGTTCGCGGAACTTCAAAATCTTCATTTCATGTTCCAGCGCCTCACGCCCGCCCAGCGGCACACTCTCGGTGATCTTCAATTCTTCGGCAGAAAGCATATCAAAAAAGACGGTGCTGTACGCTCCGTCTTTCTCTGCGTTCTTATTGCCGGGCGGCGCACCGTCGTGGCTGCCTGCTGCATTGCGCTTGCCCTTGCTGTTTTTGTTGCCCGGCTGCCCGCCGCGCTTTTTCTTGGGTAATGCTTCTTCCCACTTGTCCGCCGCTTTCCAGTTGCGCAGGGTTTGGTAACTCACACCCAGCTCCCCGGCCAGCGCCCGCAGGCTTACTTCCTCGCCCTTTTTCTTCTTGGCGATATATTCAGCCTTGGCGGTGTCGCGCTTCTCGCTCCGCTTCGGCATTCTACACCTCCAAAAAGTAAAGCCCGCCCTCACCGGGCAGGCCCAAAACAAAAGGCCCGCAGCGTTCCCGCCACGAGCCTTTATATTTTCATGCTACTAATATACCACACAAAACCTGTCAAAGTTGCTAACTTTCAAAAAATATTTTTTCTGTGCCCGGTGCTTAGTAGATCACCGTCAAATCCTCCGCGTTGAAGAACCCCCGACCATTTGCCCCAAGAACATCTACTTGGTTTGTTTCTCTGTCTATGCCACCCCAGTTTGTAGCACCGAATATCATTACCACTTCACCGTCCGCCGCATTGTATTTTTTCCCGTTGCGGTCTACCGGGTAGTAGTCGCTGCACTGGTGGTACACAGCAAGGCACGGGTTTGTATAGCCCACCTCTGTTGCACTCGTGGTTTCCCAATACGGTTCCGTTACAAAGTCCGTCACGGAAATATAAAACTGCTCTCCATTGTCTACCCGTTCCACCAACAGATAACCGCTAAAATCTTTTCCGTATTCGCCGCCTGTCAATTCCTGTTCAATTACAGTGACCGGCGTTTTATGTTCTACCGTTCCAACCGGGTTGAAAAACTGCTTGTCTTTTTCGTAGGTCGTTGCATACCACGGCGCTGCAAGCCAGTTGTTTTCATAGGGGTTGTCTTTCGTCGAGTACACATAGGAACAGTGTGTAACCGCAACATAGCCGCTCATGCCAACATACTGCTCTTTTGTCGGGTTTTCTTTCCACTTGTTATAGCGGCCCCGGTTAAACGAGCTTAGTTGCAGCGGCTCTCCTTGCTGTTCACCGCACCGGGCGCAGGTATAGGGTGCCTCCAATGTCGGTGCAATCCAGTCATGCCCCAGCGGTTCACTGTGCAAATTTTCCCGGCCGCAAAGCACACACTTTTCCCGCTCCGTGCAGGTGGCCTCACCCCACACATGATCTTCTGATTTCTTGCCCTCCGTTTTACCGCAAACCGTGCAGGTCTTTGGGGCAAGGCAGGTGGCCTCCTGCCAAGTATGGCCCAGCGGTTCACCATCGGTTTCCCCGCAGGTCTTGCACACGCGCGGCGTTTCGCAGGTCGCCGCCTCCCATTCGTGTTCGTGGCTGCTGGCTGCACTCGCGCTGCACCCGGCCAGTGCCAAGCCCAGCGCCGCCGCCACCAATGCAACTCGCCATTTCCGCCCGCTTCTCCGTTCCTGCTGCTTTTTCATATTGCCCGGCCTCCGCTTCATTTGTAAATCATTTTTACTTTTTTCTATGCTTTTTTATGTTTTGTAAATCTTTATTACAAGATTAAGCGTAAAAAATGCTATTGTCAAGTAAAGCGAGGTGAAAAGGTTTGAAGATTTATACATACGAGGGCAAGGCCAATATCTCCGGCGATAGAATCCACCAAGCCCGCACCGCGCAGCGCCTCTCGCAAGACGCACTTGCCGCCAAACTCCAAGTGGCCGGTCTTGGCATAGGGCGCGAGGCGATCAGCCGCATAGAAACCGGCCTGCGCTTTGTAACCGATTATGAACTTGTCATATTTGCCCGCGTTCTCGGCGTGACCATTGAATGGCTCACCGGCGATATGCAGGATTGAAAAAGGCTTGCACAAAAATGTGCTTGCCTTTATTTTTTTGCCCTCCACCGCGCCGCGCCGGGCAGCACTACCCCGGCTTTCCCGTTCCTGCACCGCTCCGGCTTTCCCTCTCCTGCGCCGCCTCCGGCTCTCCCGTGCCTGCCACCAAGCCCGCGCCCCGGCCCTCATTTCTGCCCAATTTTATTTTTTTGACCCCCCTCTACTTTTTCCGCCCGGCCCAAGGGGAAGTGAAAAAACGCCCTCATACCTACCCAACTTTTGCGCTCTCGAACCCGCAAAGCAAAATGTACGCGCGCGCAGTACCTACCGCGCACGGGCGGGCGCGGGTGCGTACAGGCGCGTTTAGTAATTACCGCGCGGGCGGTATAGTGCGCGGGCGTTTAGTAACTGCGCAGGCGGCGCGGGCGGGC